GCACTAGTCTTATCTATGAACGAGGTTGGTCCTGTTCGATTCCTAAACACCTTCAAGAGTATGTTCTCAATCAATGAAGAAACTGGACAGCGTAATTGGGAGTTCGCTAAGAGTAAGTTTGAAGAAATTGCTAACCGAGACCGAAACTGGATGGAGACACTCACCGGTACCTCGGGTGAATTCATCCCTGGAGAGAGCTTGGGAAATTGGCGGCAGCGTATAGCTCAGTGGGGAGCAAAGCCAGTTGCCTTAAGCGACATGATCTCTGCCGTGCCGACAAGCTTAGCCGCTTACTATAAAGCTCTAGGAGAAGGTAAGTCCGAAGGAGACGCTATGTTCCTAGCAAATCGTGCAGTTCGTCGAGCCCACGGTTCTAGCGCGATCACAAACCAATCCGCATTCCAGCGACAGCTTCCATCTGCCCTGACCTACTACTACACCTTCTTTAACACTATGCTTAATCGCCAAGCTGAGCTCGTATGGAAAGCTGGAGACGCCCTTGGCGTTACAAAGCAGTTCACTTGGGACGAGGCTAAGAAGGCTATAGTTCCAGTCTCGGCTGGGACGTTCGCCACTATACTTGCCCCAGCGATTATAGAACAACTCGTGAGCCCAATTCAGTTTAAACCAGATGACTCGAAGACTAAGAAGTACGCAGCTATCCTTGGGAAGGACTTATCTTCAAGTTGGCTCGTTGCTAGAGACGTCGCTAACTGGATGATCGAGGGTAGGGACCCAGCTTTGGGGCTTTACTCAACAGCATTCCATGAGCTTGGAGATATATTCAAGGACACCTGGAAGACGAGTACCCAACGGCAGAAGATGAGTAAGGAACAAGCAAGTAAAATTATCAAAGACTCCGCAGGCTTCGCTGGCTTGCTTGGTGGTTTCCCACTCGCTGCTGGCAAGGCTGGGCAATTCGTCTACGGAACCCACGTCGGCGATCAACACCCTCAAGGTCCATGGGGATGGGTTACAGGGCTACGGTATGGAACCTTGGCTGGCCACAGCCCTACAGCCGAACAATGGTGGAGAGGAAAATGATAACTGGAGATTTAATTTGGTTACTTGGTCTAGTTGGTGCTATCGCATTCTTCGCGATAGTCGAGGGTGAAGCTTTCAAGCACCCGGCTAGAATTAATACTCTGAGCCAAATTATAGCCTTAATAGGCTCTATATGGCCAATGAGTATTTGGTTCTGCGGAGTATTTGCTGGAGGTCTAGCAGTACATTTCTTCTGGCACTTCTGCCCGCCTTTTGCTATAACTGGAGGTTAAAATGAAGCAGCCATTCTCTATAGAAGACTTCTTAATCTTTCTATCTGGCGTTGGCATCATGACTCTTATCTTGGTTTGGAGGTTTTGAATGGGTTTAAGAGAACGACAAGCCGAGTTTGGTAGGTGGTTTATCGCTGCTGGCTATCCCCTAGTCTCAGCCGCAGCGATCGTTGGTAATGCAACACAGGAGAATATGTGTTTACCTACTACGACAGGGCCTAAAGACCATGGCTCAGATGGAGCGTTACAATGGAGGGCCGAGCGGCTCGTTGAGCTTCAAGCAGTACCGAATTGGGATACGCTTAAGGCCCAAGCGGCGTTCACTATCCACGAGCTTAAACGTGACTATAAAGCGCTAGAGGCTGACCTTCGAGCCGGGACCAAGTCTCTAGCTACACTAACTGCTAACTTCGTCGATGTGTTCGAGCGGCCATCGATTGAGGGACGTGTACTAGATACTCGTATTAAATACGCAGGAGATGCTATGGGAATTTTACAATCGGCACGGCCTCAAATACCGGCTCAGCCACCAATACCTCAACCCCCAACTATTGGAGTTCCAACTATGCTTCCTATCGATCCGGCTATAGCCGCTGCCCTTGAACAAATTTTTGTCCCTATAATTGAGTCTTTACTATCCGGACTCGTTAAGGGATTTATGCAGCATATATCTACAATAACGGCGCCACAGAGCACTACTACACCAACAACTGGTGTACCTGGGCTAGACCCAGCGGCTATAGCCCAGCTTATAGCTAAGGAACTCGCCTCAATTACAGGAGTAAAGCAATGATTAAGAATTGGCAAACTACAGTAAGCACGCTCCCGGCACTTATAGGGGCCTTAGTAAATATCTACACTGCACTCTCCCAGGGTATAACCCCTGAAGCAAACGAATTTGGAATCGTCGGCATTGCCTTATCAGCGGTTCTAATCGGCATCACCGCCAAGGACAAGAATGTAACCGGCGGTACTAAGCCCCAGACCGAAGAAGCAATTCTCCGCCTCCGATAGGATAAAGTGTGCCTGAAAACGGTTCGGCATCCCAATTTTGGACTATAGTCACGTTAAAGGAGTATGTCGATCGCCGATTCGACGACCAGAAAAGTGCAACAGATGTCGCGTTAGCTGCGGCTGATAAGATGAATGTTGCAGCTCTCACCGCTGCTGAGAAAGCTGTAACCAAAGCCGAAGTAGCAACTGAGAAGAGGTTTGATAGTGTTAATGAATTCCGCAGAACTCTGACAGACCAAGCAAACCTCTTCTTACAACGCGAGACGTTCGAAAGCTTTAAAGACCGTGTAGCTCAAGACCTAGGGACCATTCGCCATGACACTCAGTTTAGCGCCGAGACATTAGCTAAGACTCACGCTTCTGAGATAAAGACAATATATGAATGGGCAGGGAGTGTCGATAAGGGAATTAGTGCACGAGTTGAGAAGTTAGAAAACTCCCAGAGTCGATTAATTGGTGCTCTAGCTCTTGCTTCGTTCCTTGTTCCGGTAGTTTTATATCTTATTGAGCATCGCTAACCAGTGGCTTAGGTTGAGGTTCTGTAGAATAGAACTTAACCTTCGTCACCTTATCCTGGCCTATAAGATATAAGTCCCCCGTCCTTATCATAACCTCAATGACTCGTAGTAGGGTCGACTGTGGCAGCAGGTCCTTCGCAAACTTAGTTATCCTCTGCTCACTCACACCCCAGCCGACATCATGTGCTAACACGAAGTGACTTATCTCTTGCATTGCATTAGCATCAGCATTAACCGCTCCGGCTTTGAAGATATCCGGCATAAAGCTCTCAGCTTCAGTTAGCCACTCATGAGCGTGGACGAAGTCCTCGACGTCTATAATCATAGAGGTGCCACGGTCGATAGAGGATAACATCGACAGCTTGTAGATATTGACCCGCCTTCTTGTGTTATAATGCACGAGCCTCGGATGATCAGGCACAGGTTGCTCCCCTTCCCTACGCCAGGCATTAACGAGTTCAATCCATTCGGGGGTGATATTAAACTGGCCAAAAGTATCATTAATAATGCCAAGATCATAATCCAAGTCGTCACTGTGAAGATGAGTAGGCGTAGCGAAGTCATCTCCAATTATCCTTTCATCGCTGAAGACTAATATTGACCGTGACATAAAGCCCTGGCCCCAGGCCGAGTCAGGAAGGAAGTCCATAAGGTCCTGTGGTGTAGTGCCTATGATCATATTAATCTGTGGGGATTCTAGACTAATATCTAGCTTCTCCGTTCGGCGTGTTTGGTGGTATGGGTTAGGATCATATAAGGCTGATAAGCCCTTCGTAGTTTGCGTGTCATACTTCGATAGAAAGGTTCCAAGCTCTTCTACACAAATATATATCGAATTATATTTAAGATCACCCTCCACTGCTCGAAGATAAAGTCTAGAGTTCTTCTGTAAGCTATCTATAACCGAGGCCCAGGTCATGTCCGTGGGTGAGAAGTGTGGCTCTGGGAGACGATTCAGATACGACCGGCCTTCAATTATGGACCGGGTCTTCCCTGTACCTGGGTGCCCGACTAGGAATATATATAAATTAGGATATAGAGTCTTCCCCCCAGAAACCATCCATATCTTCTGCTCTATAGTCGCCGCCAAGATCGAGATTCCAACCCATCGCCTCCAGATATGCGGGGTATTAAGCGCTGTACATTGCTCGCTAAATGCCTTGATCCATGATTTAAGCCTACGTTTCCTTTCGACCATTTCTCCCATTTCCTAGGGTCATGGCCTGTCCATTCCCGCAAGCCATTAGGGTTTTTATCTGGGTCGAACTTACCTTTATTCCACCCGACTTCACAGTCGTAGGGGATATATATCCGACGGCCATGTAGAAGATAAAGTGGATTTAGAATTTCGCTAAAAAGCTGTGGAATTATACTATCTTCCCTATCTTCAGAATACATAAATGTAAGTGCATCATGATCCTGCATCATAACCTGGCACAGGTCTAGCCGCCATATCCTAAGTAATGCGCTGTTGACAATGTCAGCGAGACTACATTGCGGATCGTAAGCGATGGCTTCACGTATTGTTTTATCGTCGGTCCGGCGCGAGTGAAAGTAACGTCTACGGCCTGTGAGGGAAGTGAGTTGGCCCTTGCTCTGTATTTGATCCTTAACCCACTCATGCCAGAGCCGGTGTGTCGGAAAAGTTTTGAAGTAGGCCGGCTGGAAGTCTTTGACCAACCCAATTTCGACCTGTGCTTCTTGCGCGAGGGTCTGGGGCTTACCCCCATAATTCGAGCCATGACCCAGTTTCTTACACATGAAGCGGTAGGTATGGTGCCGGTAATAAGGGGTCTCCGCCAGTTTTCTATCATGCTTTAGGTCTCCAGTCCAAGGTAGGTTCGGCCATATAGCTCTAGCTACGGCAGTATGCGGGTCACCAGTTTCACATACATCTAGGTAAGTTCCATCCTGGAATAGATTCCACTCAATCGCTCCAACACAGAAGCTCTCCCCGGACCTAGCATCGAACTTAGCGAACTTCATTCCGTGGTCCGAGATTAGAATACTCCGCAGTGATTCTGTAATATTCTGCATATTAGAGCCGGTACCGAATACATTCTCAGAGCTAGAGAACCGCCCTGTAGAGGTACCGGCGATATTATAGGTTGTACGGATACGTCCGTCTGGGTCGATCTCTGTCCTGAGAACAGAAAGCTTGTCTTCTAAGTCAGCAATTACGTTGATGTGCTTACAGATTTGCGTCGCGATCGGGTAGTATCCGAGTTTTTCACGTGCGTTACGGTCAGTTGTAGGACGCCCTTTATTTCTCTGTGTCGGAAGGCAGAGTTCTTCGTAAAACAAGTCCCTGAGATTACTATTCGATCGCCAATTGAATATGCCCATGCCGACGCCATCGAGCACAATTCTTTCAAGGTTACGACTAAGAGTGTCGATCGTGTTGTAGAGTTCTTCGATAACATTATCTCTACGTTCCTTATCTATAAGTACTCCACGGAAGCCCATATCTAGGACTGGACCTTGGAGTTGGCGAGAGAAGTCGTAGGTAGCTTGGGAGGTTGGGTCTAATTGAGACTGAAGGGCATTAAAAACGTCGTAGGTTACGCACACATCTAGACCGTTGTAGATTTGATCCCTATCCCACTGCGGTAGGGAGTCTAGACTTTCATCGGTAGTATTGATTATTCTCATGCTAGCCGATTACCGTCGCTTATATAATATCTTATAGCTTCGTCTAACGCTTTGTATAAATTCTCTGCTTCTTTTGGGTCTAGCCTTATAACTATTCTATTCCCACACCATATCCCTTTCCATACGATTACTGATCCACATGTTACCCCAACAGAGTATTCGTTTCCATCACGATCTTTAAAGTTACCAGTGTCGTAGCCCATTAGTTATCTCGCCTTCTAAGTTCACACATTGTGTCGGTGGTGTGAATTATTCTCATGGTTTAGGGAGATCAGATTGGAGTATCCAATGAGTTGGCTCTGCTATCTCGTCAATTCCATCGGTCCAGTTCTTAAATCTAGGAGACCAATATCCTCTCGTAATCCACCAGAGAGCTGTCGGATTGTCTACATGACCGACCCACTTTGATAGGATCAGTCTAGTCTCATCCTTCGGCGCCGTGACGATCGATTTCCACACATTAATTCGCCATGTCTGTTCTGGTAGACTACTTCTTATAGTTTGTTTACCTATTATTGGAATATCTAGTAGATTACATATCAGGTCGTGCTTAAGTGGTTCATCGTGTTTTATTAACTTAAGATATTCTGTAACGATCCAGTTTCTTAAGTACTTCTTTTTCATAGGTTATCTCGCCTTCTAAGTTCACACATTAATTCTTCAATTCTACAAGCAGCTCTAGCTATATCCTTTTTCGAGCAGATATCTATCCACATATTATAGAATCTAATAGCCTGTTTAAGCTCAGGCATCGTCCATTCAGATAAAGGTACATCTGGTATCGGTCTAGTTTTAGTCATCTCTTTTAATCGTTTCATGCTTCCGCATCCCTTTCCACATATGTTCGTCGCTATACAAACTCCCTAGGAAGCCCAGACCTTTATTCATCTCAGGCTGAAGCGCGTGGTGAAGGAGCATTGAGTCATGCATTGCGCCACGTACCTGTATATGCATCGACCGCCAGAGGAAGGCGATATCATATAGACCATTCTGGAAGAGCTTTGGAATTGAGGCGTTCTCAAGAACACTTCTAATCCATTTCCATACTAAAGTCTCACTCTCTGGGGTTGGCCAATAACTTTTCTCACTATTTAGTCCAGGCTCAAAAGGTATAACTAAGGCCAGGTCTGGGCTCGGGCTAAAGCCAATACAAGTAACTCTTGAGCCGTAGGTCTCTATATCAACTGAGAGTAAATTGCTTTGCCAAGGATAGCCGATATTCTCTTCAGTGACTTCTGAACGTTCTATATACATATATATAAACTCTCTCACATCTTCTAATGTAGGTTCAATCCAAATCTCACGCTGGGGTCTCCTTAACTCAGGAAATTCGCTCTGGGCCTTAGCCTTCATTAAATCCGCAATGACTATCGGCCGAAGACTATATTGATGAAATATAGTAGTTGGATGGTAAGTAGGCAAAAACTTCCAACCAATAGCAGTGTGACTAGATATCGAAGTATATCCTCGGGCAGTCCCGATTCCAGTTGATCCAGTAAGCGCCCAAAGTGCAGTATTACCAAGACACACAATACAATTAGGATCATGAGTACGTATTTCATCGGCGAGGCGGTTAAGCTCAGGAGTAAACTCTGCACGGGCATAAGATGATTTCTCCAATGGAGGGTATCCAGGTATGCCCTGGGCTTTAGTTCCACAGAGGTATTTTAAGTCGTTACCTGGAGGATGTAGGTTAAAGACATTGGTACGGTGTATGTAGCTAAAGCGAGACCAGATTGAGTGGATATACGTTGGGTCGTTCGTTCTATAGAATGAGTTAATCGAAGTGTAGTCACTAGGATTTAGAGTCAGTATCTGCGCTTTATGTAGTATCTTCAGTAACTCCACACCAGTCGGCCCAACAAAAGGCTTACCTATCTTCGCCTCATGCTCACCCCAGGCTTCGCCGAGCAGGAAGATCACCTTCGTAAGCTTCTATATGTACTTAAATACTGTTCTACGACACCCTTAGATAGATTTCCATCTGCCTCTATCATCTCAACTATAGTCAGTAGTGCAGAAAGCACGCCCCCTAATCTTTCTGGGTAACTCACTCCTTCTACAGTAGTAAGATCAAAATATAAGATTATTGATTTCATTAAGTCTACCCTTAGTTTATTATTTAAGTCTCCTAGTACAGTCCCTGTAGGGTTTTTTGTAATTTTAACTTTAGGCATGATTTAACTACCGTTTTAGAATTTCAAAGGCACACGCAGCGTAGCCAGCCCCGTCTATATAGTCGTCTGGGTTGAAGGAGCCGGTTTGGCGTCTGGCGATCTTTAGTAGCTCCATCATGTTACAGACGTCGAAAGCATTAATTCCTGAGGTTGATTTTATATCAATGTAAGCATCCCATAGCTGAGCTATCTTATGTAAACAATCGTGCATGTTTCCATGTTGACCGTTATTATCATGTACAACTTGAGCTGCGGCTTTAAGGATATCATCAGCTGTATTCATCTTAAGCTCCCCAATAGTAGTCTGGAGCATCCCATATAGGGGCACTCATGAAGCGAATACAGGTCTTAGGCCACGCCAGACCTGTAGGTATAATGAAGGCAAAAGTTGTTATATTTCTACTCCCCAACTAGATTTGCGATTAAAAAGAGAATTGATCCGGCTATAAAGAATAGTGATGCTAGGACGTTTAAATCGCGCATAAGCTACCTCCATCCTCTACATTGCCCTACTGTCCTAACATAGTAAATACTATCATCGTTATCTGTATGTTTTAGTATAACACACATAATTGTATACACTAAATATCGGTTACACCTTGGAAATAATAAGATAACTGAGCCCTTAACCCATTTTTCTGGTTCGATTTCAAACTCAATATCGTGGCCTGGTATCTGAATCGTTTGGGACATTACACTAGCTCCTAAGCGAAGTTGGGCGGCCCCAAAGTTGAGACCACCCATTTAAACTTCGAGGTTTACTCCTGTATCTGGAAGAAGCGATCGATATCCACAGCAACCTTACTCGATCCGTCAGCGAACGTTCGATGCTTTAAGAAAACTCCTACATAGCAGTTCCCAACTTCATCATTTCGAAGCAACCGTGAGACTTTCTTCGATAGGTCTATACCACAAGCTTGGTGGAATTCATCAAGATATGGCACTGCCTCAGGTGTGATGAAGAACCGACGCTTAAAAAGTTTATCGGCGAAACTGCCATGGTCTCTGGTCCATTCCTCAAGCTCGACAGGGTCTACATCTTCGAACGGCTGAAGTAGTTTGAATTGAAACTCATGGAACTCGTGCCCTCTCTGATTTATATCCTTACGCCAAGCAGGTTGAACTACAGCTACGTAGCTACCTTGTGGGAGTGGTGGTGTGAATTTGACTTCGGTCGGGGCTTCGTCTAGGAGTGAGCTAAAGTTCGGACGGGATTCGATTTGGGTTGCAGAGCGAGGTTTGAAGTCGTGCATATTATATTCTCCTAAATTCTGAGCCTATACGTGATTTTGGTTGCATGTCTACTAAGTCATTTGCTGTTGCTCCTAATATTTCTTCGATTGGTGTAGGGGGTAGCGTCGGAGGCTCGGTGCTAAGTAGCACCGAGAAGAGATCAGCAAGGCCAGTTTCGATAGGATAGCTCGGGCTGGTATTGAATGGGTCTGCCGTACACAGATCAATAAGTGGCGTCGAGTTTGTTTTCATAACTCTCCGGCCACCTTCCTGTTGGTATAGAACTACATTCGGAAAGTACTGAGGTATGACCGGCGACAGCTTCTGCCCTATACCTTGTGGGAAGCCCTTGATCTTGCCGTCGTCTTGTTCTTGGAACTGGACGTGAGCGATGACGATGACATTGGTTTGCATTCCAGTAGAGGTAAGCATAGCGAGGAACTTCTCGACTGCGTCTTGGGCATTCCCATAGACAGCACGACCGTCATACTCGCCCGATCGGCCTCTGGGTATAATTGCTTCATGATAGTCATAAGCTGCGTCACATAGTCTTGAGAGACTGTCGATGACAAGGATATGTCCTGATCCCCATTCTGCTGGAATTCCAAAGTCCACGTCTTCGTATTTCCAGCGGTCACAGAGTCGTGTAGCTATAGCCCAAGCTTTTGGAGTGCCAGAGATACATGGTCCGGCGGGGCCTGTTTTAATCTTATCTCTGACTGAGACGAACTCGACGTCCGAGATTTCATCAGGGCATTCCTTTCTAATGTAGCGGACAAGGATATCTAGTAGGTTGTCCAGGTCGATAATACGGAGTTTGTAACCGGCTTTAACAAGGGAGACAAGTGATCCAGTCTTACCTGTCTTCGAGTTACCCATAAGAAGAAGCTTAACGAAGGTATTTGATTGATGATTAGAGAGGTTTGGCATCGGTATCCCTTTGTGGTAAGACTATATATGTGAACCAAATACTCCCCTTCCACCCTGTGTTTAGCAGTAGTACTACCGGACCCCAATCACAGATTTCCCAGCGCATTATGTCGTGGCCCTTTCTAGTGTGATCTTAACCTTATCCCCAACCTTTAAGTCTGGCTCCTTTTCCGAGATAAAGAAGCTTTCGTTCGAGCCTTCAAGTTGAACATACCAGCCTACAGATATATCTTTGAACTTGGCATCTTTAGGTAGATTAGGCAATCTCTTTACTCCAGCTGGTATTGATTGACCTGACTCGTATACGCGAGTAAACTTTTCTTCGATATTGAATATATTCACAAACCAAGTATATTTAGTTCTTACCATGTAGTCCCCCCTTCGAGGGCCACTTGCCACCGACTGTAGGGTTATCAGCTAGCCAATCGCCGATTATCATAAAGTAGCAGCCGAAGATAAAGCCTGCGGCAAAACTAGAGAGGATTGCGAGGGTGAGAGTCATTTATATTTCTCGTCTTCACTGTCAGATAAGATAACTTCATTCCTTCGAAGTAGGCGTGCATCTGGAGTAGCCCTAATATGCTCGGCATAGAACACGCCGTGCGTGCCGTCGGGGAATTGGACATGCCAGCCCCGATATCCCGGGGCTCGATCCTGACAAATGATCTTCGCCTTGCGCCACCAGTTCGTTGCTTGAAATAAGACCTCAACCTCTTGTCCTTCGTGGAATTGGGTCATG